CCACAAACGACCAGTAGCAGGATTCTGATCTGGCGCAGTGTCGCTTGAAGTGTATTCAAACAACGGCGCAGTCACAAAGTTACTGCCGATCAAAGTGGTCAGACCGACGCGGCTAGGACGAACCTTGGGAGTGTTGCTTGTGATACCAGCTGTGGCCAAGGGAGTGTTGGCTCCGTCAACCCAGTAAATGTTGCCACCTTCAGTGTGAGTAAACACAATGTTTCCTGCTGCGTTTACAGTACAAGTTACGTAAGTCACATTGGCTGCGCTCACAGCAGTCAAGAAGTCAGCTACAGTACCAGTGCCACCAATAGTGATAGTAGCTGGCGGGTTTGGACTTAGTAATGCCGAGCCCGGCTGCGTTGCTTGCATGGTAAATGTTGATCCCACTGTAAAGCTAGTGGGTGTTGTAAGGCCAGTGATTATAGTATCACCTATAGCAATCTTTTCAAATATCTCAAAGCTAAAGCTGTCGTTTGGTGTAGTGTCTCGTTCAAGAGAATTAGCTATTGCATAGGTTGTGCCCACAGGAATCAGCGCACCACCGCCCACAGGATCAATATCGTACAGTGCAACACGGTCGCTCACGTACACTGCACAATTTTGGTTTACAAATTCAGCCAAGGCTGAACTGTAACGTGACAGTTGCAGGTCAACACCGTTGTTGGCTGCACTGATGTTGTTCCAGACTGATCCAGTGGGGCGTGGATTGGTTTGTGTGCTGCCCCAACGTGGAACTTGGTAGCTGTAACCATAGTTATATATGGGAGCCAGATACAGATTGGCAGTGATGCCCAGGGCTGTCAACAATGCAGCACCTTGGTTTGGTCCAACTTCAATGTTGGCAATGCCACCATCACCAGTTGAGCCGTCGCTTGTGGCATTGCTGTCAGCATAGATTGTGAGCTTGCCAGCAACGTTGGCTGCTGTGATACCAGGAATTAACAATGCGTTGATCACACTAACCAACCCACTCACAGTGTTGGTGCCACTCACAGTGACCAAGTTGCTGTTGATGTACATGTTGGCGCCCACAGTGAGGCTGCTGGGGCTGGCTGTGCCTTGCACAGTAGGCCATGAATTTTTCCAAGCATCATCGCCCAGCACCACCCAGGTGTTGTTGGCATTTTTGTAGAAGCCTTGGTTGTACACACTCACAGCGCTCACAGCATAGTCACCAATGTTGCCAATGCTTTGCAATGGAGTATAGTCTTCGTTGTCAACATCAACCACTTCATCAGGATTGGTGATCACGATGGGAGTTTTCACTGTGAAGGTATTGGTGGTTGCATTCCACTCTTGAATACCCCAAACTGAAGTACCAGTGTTGAGCCAGAAAGTACCGTCAGCAGGCGCACCAGTGGGGCGAGTCAAGCTAGCAGTGAGTTCAGTGAGATCAACGTCCACACGCTGTACATAAGCGCGGTTGGTAACGCCCAGGGCTGAATAAGCAGCCAGCAAACCATACTCGTTGAGTTCGTAACCATTGATGGGAGTACCAGTTGTGGTCTGATAGAAGAATGGTACACCGAATGTGGCAGTGAGGTCGCGTTGGCTGGTCACTAAATAAGTCTTGTTGGCATTGGCAGCGGTTGTGCCAGCTGCTACTGTGATGCCGTCAGCTGAAACTTTGTTTTGCGCAGTGGCAATCAAAAAGTATGGGACTGTGTTAACCGCAGAAGGGATATACTGACTTTCGTCAATTACTGTTACTTCTACGCCGGGAGATACTAGAGCCATTTTTTGGGTTCCTTTACTAGTTCCAATATTTATGGAACCAGACAGAAAAACCTGGTTTAGGCGTCCCTTTGGCAAAGGTCCATGTTAAATACTGACATGAAAAGACCCACTTGTCAGGCCTGCAACCAGCGCCCTTGTGCCATCAACTACTATCGTGACGAAACTCCACACTATCGATCACGATGCGAGAGTTGTCTTAGACGTAACCGTGGGTTAAAGCCTCGAGTACCACGTTGGCGCAGTCAGGGCTATGAAAAAAAATCGGTGTGCGATCGTTGTGGATTTAGATCGCAGTATGCAGCACAAATGATGGTGTATCACATTGATGGCAAGCTCACCAACACTGACCTCAAAAATTTACGCACCGTCTGTCTCAACTGCGAAACTGCTGTGGCTAGATCAGATCTACCATGGCGTCGTGGCGATCTAGAACCTGATGTTTGACTTGATTGTATAGTTCGTCCAAGGTGCTGTTGTTGTCTAGCACATGATCAAAATCTGTACCTACCCAAGCAGTTTCGCTGGCATGGATGCCCAAATCAACAATGCGTTTTTTGCTAAGAGCCCAGCTCATGTTGGTGGGGCCAGTATTGAGATTCACTGCATCTTGATACCATTCGGGTTCACTGCCTCGACGCACTCGGATCACTTTGCCGCCCAGTCTGCGTATGGCTGCAATTTCGTTGGGGAATCTGCAATCAGAAATCACTACCTCGTCCTGAACTGTGCGCAGTTTGTTTTCCAAACTGGCTATCCAGATGTCGTCGTGAAACCCCATGCGGCACACTTCGGTGCCCCAATGCTGTAGCACCCAACGCGGTGTAAGATTGGGCATGTCAAGACGCTGACTCCACCATTCGTCACGTTGTTCACGCCATTCACGAGCCTGTCGTGTGCGACCTTCCAGCATCACTCGATCCCAACCAAACACTGCTGCCACTGAATCTTTGAGGCTGTTGGCAAAACTTTCACGACGGAAACCGTGTATGTTGACCAGGTAGTCAGCAATGGTATCTTTACCAGATCCAATAAATCCACAAACGCCAATGATCATGTCAACTCCTTGATTTTGAGAAATTCCAGAGCATCATGCAAGAGATCAATCTGTCTACGACAGTCTTCTAGCGCATGATGGCTGGCAGGATATTTGTTGAGACTGGGCACTAGCCCATATACTGTGCGAGCATCACGAATTTTGTAGTACTGCCAGGGCAGACCTAGATTGTAGCTCTTGTAGGCATGCTCTAGAATGTTGGCATCGTATGTGGGCCCGTTCATCCACACTCGATTACACTTCCACACCAATCGATGTAATTCTTCTAGAGCTTGCTTGAGTGGGACGCGATTGTCAGGGTGAAATGCTTCTTCTTGAGCGGCTTTTTGTGTGGCCCACCACTCAATGGTACCTTGTTCAATTTTGCGATCTTCCTGGCTTTCCAAGGTAACTCGAGCATAGTATTTGTGCTCAAAATAACCGCGTGTGAGTGGATCAAAGGTCTGTGCTGCTATAGTTAGAATAGTGGCGTCCGGTCCAGTGGCCAAGCCCTCAATATCGATCATAACATCCATGCTGTATTCTAACATGCAATATGTTAGAAAGCAAGATCAATGTTAGCCAATTACCCAAGTCAAGGGCTGTGAACCGTCCACATACATTTTGAGTTGTTCGAGTAACGCATCCATTTGAGTCTGAGCTTCGGCTTTCATGGCAGCACCGTTGAGAGTGCCTCCGCCTTGCGGTCCAGCAATGGTACCAAACTTTTCACGGGCTTCACCAATGATCATTTTGCAAGAAGCTACCATGTAGTCTCGAATCCATTGTCCAATTTGATAGTCACTCAGCAACTGTATTTCAGGTTTCAACTGGTATACCCAAAGCAGTACATTTTCGCCTGTGCCTTTTGGATCGCGAATAAGCTGTATTTTTTTAGTCACTGGGTTCCAGGTGTAGTTCATGTACGCACCAAACATGCGACCGGCCAATTCCACATACTGACTGTAAAAATCATATGTGGCTAGGCCACCAGATACGTTGAAGTTCATGAGATACACATTGAGAGATGCCTGTGCAAACGGGTCAAAGTTGCTGGCAAACGGTCCAGTGCTGTCACCAAATGTTCTACGAAAAACTTGGCGCACACTGGCTACTTCTTGTGGCAGTGTGTATATGTTTTGATCCCGTATCAGTTCCATGAAGATATAGGCTTCTTCATATGCGGCATTGGCTCGCTGTCTGTAGGTGCCTATGGTGCGCTGATAGGCCGCTTCGTAGTGTGCGGGATCTAACTCAAGATCAACAATTTGGTCACCCAGTGTGAGCTGACAATACTGTATGAGATTTTGCTTGAGTTCGGGCAAGGGGTTTTCGGTCATATGGGACTCCGTGTCCCATATTTACCAGGCCTTGAGTATGATCAAGTTCTCAGTGCCACGAGCATTCCAGGTTGTCTCTGTGGTAGTGAGCTCTTTGAAGATCTTGCGAGCCGCAGGCTTGCCGGCCGCTGTGATCTGTCGTATAGTTTCTGCAGGCTTGCGCACAGTTTTTTGCTGTGTTTCTGCTGTGCTGAAACCAATTATGCTGTTGCTCTTGACTGTAAACACCTTGGCGTACTCGTCGGCCACTACATGAATCAACTTGCGCTTTTTGGTGTCGTAAAGCCAGGCTTCGCTTTTGTCCACTAGACTGGCTGCTGGCAAACTCCGGAGTTTGAGCTCAGGAAATTCTGCCATGATCTTGAAACGAGCGGCTCGTTTTTCTGGCGCCACAGGCTTGACTTTGCGTGGCTTGCGTTCCACTTTCTTGATCTGCACATAGCTACCACAGTCTGTGACCACTAGTTCGCAAAACTTGATGCAGTTTTTGAGCTGAGTCTTGGTGAGATGACTGTAACCTTGTACCAGTTGGGCGTCTTTGCCGGCCGCTGCCAGTTCCAGCTCGGTTTGGCGCTTGACCCAGATGTCTCGAATCAAAGAAATCATCTGCGGTGCAATGTTCATGCCGCGAATCACTGTCACAGGCTTAAAGTCAGCACCGAGCTTGGCGCCAGCGGCAACAAAGTCATCGTACATGCCTTCCAGTTCTCCTGCGCATTCTGTGACTTTTTCACGCAATCGATCTTGAATGGTCACGCGATTTGCAGTGTCGGGCTGTGCCACAGGTTCGGGCGCTGGCTCGTCGCGCTGATTCAACAGTTCGGTCAACATGCTGTCTAGGGTGCCTTGTTCGCGTTCGGTCAGCACCAGGCCCATGTCCACCATGCGACAGGTCCAGCCTGCTGTGAGACGTACTTTGCTGTCGGGCAGAGCTCGCACTCGTTTGGCGTCACGAGCACGATCACGCCGATCCAAATAACCAGCAATCATGTCCTTGGCTTCTTTTTTGCCGTAGAAATAACTGTACCAATTCAGTGCGCGACTGAGTTCGCTGATGCGACGGTCTGTGGGCTGAGTGGCCCACTGTGGTTCTGAACCCATGTATTTGGTGTCAGGGCTTCGGGGATTCAGTGTTTTTGGTGCAAGAGATTTCATACAGGCTCCTTTGACTGTAATTATAACATAACCAAATTATTGAGTCAAGTTGGCAGAAAGTAACACTAAAGTTGCATCTGCTTCGCTACGAAACGTGATCCAGTAAGGGCGGGAGTCATGACGACTGTTTCTACTGCCAAAATAACTGTACCAGCCACGGTCAGGATTCCAGCCGCTGCCGCCCAGTTTTTTCTTGCACACGTTTTCACAAGTCTGTGATTTGATTCCATAGGTACTGAACCGCAAGGCCACAGTGTGCCCGTGCTCTTTGAACATTCGGAATCTACGGTTTAACTTGACTACTTTCATTGCTCAATTATAGCATCTGACGAAATATTGGTCAACCTGCCCATAAATACTGCACTATGCCCAGACTCAGTCTATACCGCCCCAATCGCACACGAGATTACCAGTTTTTGGACCGCACCATTCGTGAAATGTACACAGTGGGCGGCGTGGACATCTACTGTCACAAGTATCTTGGTCCCCAGACTGGTGGCGAAGATTCAGCGTTTAGTGGCAATGCTGATGCTACACAACCAGTATATGATTCACTGAGTCCGCTCAACATTCAAGATTTGCTGTTGTTGGAAAATCGTGATCGAATTTACGATCCTGACATCTACATCATGCGCGGCGTGTACAACACTCAAGATGTGGACTTTGATCTCACGCAGTTTGGCCTATTTCTCAACAACGACACCTTGTTCATGACGTTTCACTACAACAACATGATTGACACTTTTGGGCGCAAGCTCATGAGTGGTGATGTGCTAGAAGTGCCCAATCTCAAGGACTACTATCCGCTTGATGCGTCAATTCCGCAACCCATACCCAAATACTATGTGGTGCAAGATGCTGCTTTTGCGTCAGAAGGGTTCAGTCAAACTTGGTTGCCTCACCTTTGGCGTGTGAAGGCCACGCCACTGACCAATGCACAAGAATACAAAAACATTCTAGACAAACCTGTGGTCACTGAACAGATCTGGGACAACGACAATTTCTATCCCTCAGGTGGGGTAGTAAACTACGGTGATGTGTACTATCGTGCCATTCGCAATGTGCCGCCAGGCACTGACATCACTGACACCACATACTGGACATTGTTCACACCGCCTACTCAAAGTGACGAATTCAGCACAAGGCCCAAGGATCAAGCCATCAACGATGCCATTGTCACACAGGCCAACGTGGAAGTGCCAGCGTCGGGTTACGATGTCAAACAGTTCTATGTGGAGCCCACAACTTTGGACGGACAACCGGCCAATCCAGTCAGTCTCACCACACAAGATGGCGACACCGTGGATGGCACACAAGGCGGTATGAGTGTGAGTCCACGTGCTGACGGCTACACTGTGGGCTATCTCACTGGTGACGGCGTACCACCCAATGGTTTACCAGTCACGCCTGGCGTGGCATTTCCACAGAATCCCAGCACTGGCGACTTCTGTCTGCGTCTGGATTATTTTCCCAATCGACTGTTCCGCTATGACGGTCGCAAGTGGGCCAAGATTGAGCAGAGTGTGCGCAACAATCTTGACAACGGTGCCAACAACAATTCGTTGCGCAGCGGCTTTGTGAACAATACATACACTGTGCCCACCACAGACATGGGCAACATACCCAGTCGCCAAAGTCTCAGCGAAATACTCAAGCCGCGTGCTGACAACGGTGATCAAGGTGGTGATAAACCCAGCCGACCTTATCCTACTACACAACCTGGCCAGAGATCAAGCTAATGCAAAGTTTCTTTTACGACGAACAGATACGCAGATTCCTACTGCAATTCACTAGAATCTTCACGGGGTTTCAAATAGAATATGGTCGCGACGCAACTGACCCCAATGCAGCCGCGCTGTTGCGGGTGCCGGTGCGCTATGGAGATGCCACTCGCAATGCACAGACCATCATACAAGAAAATTCAGCCAACTCACTGCCAGCTACTCCGCTCATGACTTTTTACATTGCAGGCTTGGACTATGACCGCCCAAGAATGCAAGAGCCCTATCACGTCAGCAAGATGTCTGTGCGTCAAAGAACCTATGACACTGCTACTCAAACCTACGAAACCACCCAGGGCAATGCGTTTACTATTGAGCGACTGATGCCGGTTCCCTACAAACTCACACTTAACCTGGATATCTGGACATCAAACACCAACCAAAAATTACAGTTGCTGGAACAGATCCTTACCTTGTTTAATCCCAGCTTGGAAGTGCAGGCCACAGACAACTACATTGACTGGACCAGCTTGAGCGTGGTAGAGTTGGAAACTGTGCAGTGGAGCTCAAGAACTATTCCTCAAGGCACAGACAATCCCATTGACATCTGTACCTTGAGATTCAACCTTCCCATCTGGATTAGCTCGCCGGCCAAGGTCAAGAAACTGGGTGTTGTGGAACGCATTGTGGCTGGCATCTTTGACGCACAAGGCGATGCTGCTGAGGCCATCACCAACAATGACTTGTTGTTGGGCACACGAATGGCATTCACACCTTGGAACTACAAACTGGTAGTGATTGACAACAAGATTCAGGTGCTGTATGACCCCACTATTGTGCCCAATGGCGGTTACGAAAATTTGAACCCCACAGCCATTGTGGCTGACTCTCCCTTGCTGTGGCCTGCTGTGATTGGTGCTTACGGTACCTTGCGTCCTGGCATCAGTCAGATTAGACTGAACTATCCACCCGAAGCCAACAATCCTGACACGTTCATTGTGGGCACTATTGTGGTTGACCCCAATGACGATCGACTGGTGATTTTTACTCCAGATCCAGACACTGTGCCGCAAAACACACTGCCACCCATTGACGCCATTGTAAATCCTTTGACCAGCTGCCCAGGCTCAGGATTACCAGCTGCCCAAACTGGTCAAAAGTATCTTTTGACCGAAGGCACCGGCGACAGCAACAATCAATTTCCAGCACAAGGTTGGATTGGGTCAGACGGTATTCCTTTGGTGGCGCAGGCCAACGACATCATTGAGTACTACAACAATCACTGGCGTGTGTTGTTTGACAGCAGTGACCAGCCTGACGGGCAGTTTGTTACCAACATCACCACTGGTACACAGTACGGCTGGACCGGAGACATGTGGATCAAGAGCTATCAGGGCGTGTATCCTGGCGGAAGCTGGACTCTAGTTCTATGAAAGCCGTGGGTGTTTGGTTTTTGAGTGTGGCCACACGCCGATATCTCTATCTCTTGAGAAATGATGCTAAAAACCCTGGAACATGGGGGTTGCCTGGTGGCAAGTTGGAATCTGGGGAAACCTTGCTGGGTGGCATGGAACGCGAGTGCACCGAAGAGCTGGGCAGCTTTCCTAAGTATCAACGTTTGATTCCCTTGGAAAAATTCACAGCAGGCGACTTTGAATATCACACCTGGGTGTGTGTGATTGATCAAGAGTTTGTGCCTGTGCTCAATCACGAGCACCTGGGCTATGCCTGGGTAGATTCGGGTGCGTTTCCCCGGCCCATGCATCCAGGACTGTGGTCAACTGTGAACATTGAAGCTGTGCAACACAAGCTGTCAGCAGTGGAACAGAGTGTTTGACACTCTGTTCCTGGTTCTGTATTTTACAGTCTGCCCACTACAACTTCAATAACGCCAGATTCGCCATCAAAGTTTTCAAGAGCTTTACCAATCACCGAGCCAATTGTGGGTGTGGCGCATGCCTGTGCCACACCGTTGCCAGCAGCAACCATCATGTCGCCTTTGCGCACTGTGCCTGTGACCTTGGTGGGTACTCGACCAGTCAGCGCAATTATCACAACATTGGGTGCATCAAGCCCAGCATTCATGACATGTGCAGGATTGGTAGAAACCACACCAGCAATGCGTGTGTCACTGGCCTGAGCAGCCACTGTGACTTCGGCTGTGCCACCAAACACCAACACAGTGCCTGGCGCATATTCAGCGTCAGCAGTGTAGGCTTCGGCCAAGTCAGCGTACTGTGCCGATGTTGCCTTAGCAAACACAGTGTTAAA